GAAAAAGATGTTTTAGATTATAATTCTAAAGTTGCACAATCAAGAAAATTAGAAGAAGCAAACTTTGCTCGTATGTCAGGACAAATAGCAAGAATGGAAGCAAAACAAGCACAGTTTGGGTATTATGCTCAAGCAGGTCAAAGTTTATTAACAATGTCTAAAGGAGCTTAATAATGCCAAAGATTCCTACATTTACAGCTAGAGCTACTCCTACAACAGAGGTTGCATCTATTAAAACTGGTTTAAAGTTATCACCTACTGCTACACCTGCTGCTGGTTTATTACCTGCGGCTCAAGCTATAGATAATTATACAATAAAAAAAAGAGATAATGAAGAAAAGTTAATTGCAAAAAAAGCAGTATTAGAATTAAAAGCAGAATCAGATAAAATTATTCAATCACAAAAAGATAATATTAGTGAAGATGAATCTATTAATAATTGGAAAACAACTTTTACACCTTTAGTAAATCAAAAATTATCTACTGTTAAAAATAGAAGAGTTAAAAAATTAATTGAAAGTGGTATTGATTTAGAAAACTCTGAAAGCATTTATCATTTAAAACAAAATTCTTTTAAAGCATACGAAAAAGAAAGTGTTAAACTTTATAATGATGATGTTAATGCAGATGTAGCAAAGTTTAAATCTGAAACTAATCCTAATTTAAAAGATAAATATAGAGACCAATTATATTTAAAAGCTGAATTATTTAATGAAGAACACATGTTAGGATCTAACGATCTTAAAAAAAGAAAAGAAGCTATTGATAGTAATTTATTATTAACAGATGCTGATTCTTTTATTGGTACACCAGATGCTGTGGAGAAAATAAAAAAAATAGATAAAGATATAAATGGTGCTAAGTTTTTATCTGATGAAACATTTAACAATTCTATTTATAATTCTTATGTACAAAAAATTGAATCTATTGCTGTTAAAGGTGATCCTGATGCTGACTATGAAGAAGCTGAAAGATTATTAAATGAACTAGAAAATTTTGAAAGATACAATGGTAGCAAAACTATATCTGGTAAAAGAGAAGCACAATTTGCAACATTAAAACAAAAAATATTAAGTGAAAGTATTGCTCACGATACTTTTGTTAGAAAAATTGAACAAGGTAATAAATTTTTTGAATATCAAACAGAACAAAAGAAATTATTAGAATCAAACTTTTACAATTCTATGATTCCTACAATTAATAAAGCTATTGACAAAGAAAGAGCAGTAGAAGCTAGTTTGGAATATGATGCAAGAATAGATTTATATGTACAATCAAATCCAGATGCAACTTATCCAGAACAACAACAGTATGCTAGACAATTAAGAATAGATTTATACGATAAATACCAAGATGTAAAAACAGAACAAATTACAGCTTTTAATTTAGAAGAAAATAAATTTAATGTAATTAGAGAAGCTAATGTAATTATACAAGCTAGAAAAGATTATATGGAAAATCCTAAAGCTAAAAATATTTTAATTACAATGTCTAGGTTAAATGGTTATGTGGATGAAAAAGGTAATCCTGAACCTATTAGATTTTATAATGATTATATTGAAATTTTAGAATCAAGACAGGAAGGATAATAATGGCAGATGTACAATTATCTGAAAAAGCTATTGAATTTGAAAAACAATTTGAAGAATCTACTAAAAAAGTAGAACCAGTTAATTCTGGATTAATTACTAATCCAGATGAAGAAGATTTTAATTTTTGGAATAAAGCAGGAAGTTTAACCTTATCAGCAGGTCAAGGTGTTGTTAATGCGGTAGAAGAACAAGGTGATTTTTTAGATGAAAATATAGTTTCATTGGGTGGATTAGAATTTGGAGATCAAGATGGTAAATTTACATTTAAAGATTTAATGCCAAAATATGTTTCTCCTAAGAAATGGAAAGAAGGAGCATATTCTCAACAAAGAAATTTACCTGTATTTCATAAACCAGAAGGTATTGGTGAAAATTTAACTGAAGGTGCAGCAAGATTTGTAACAGGATTTATAGGACCATCTAAAATTTTAAAAGGTGTTGGTCTAGGTGGTAATATAATTAAGACAGGATTAAGAGGTTTATCTGCTGGAGCTGTAGCTGATCTTACTGTTTTTGATCCTAATGAGGGTAGACTATCAGATATGTTGGTAGAGTTTAATTCTCCTGTATTAAATAATGCAGTTACTCAATACTTAGCTACAGATGAAGATGATACTGAAATGGAAGGTAGGTTAAAAAATGTACTTGAGGGGATGCTTATTGGTGGACCACTTGAAATATTGTTTGGTATCAAAGCATTTAAAAAAGCTAAAAAAACACAAGACATAGCAGAGAAAGAAAAAATTTATAAAGAAACTGGTGAAGCTATTAATGGATTAAAAAAAAAGAAAAAAAATAAAAAAGTATTAAGTAAAATTGTAGAAGAAAATAAAGCTATTAATACTAAAGAATATATAAAAAAAATAAACATTGGTGAAAAAGAAGCTAAGAAACAAACTGAATCTTTTATTAAAAGAATATTAAATACTAAATCATTTTTAAATTCTGCTGAAGTTTTAAAAACAATAGATGATGTATCTGAAAGATTTGATGATGTAACAAAAGATTATTTAGAAAATGATGTATTAAAAAATCAAACAGCAGAAGAACTTGCAACATTATTATCAAGAAATAAAGAAGAAGTTTTAAAAGCATTACCTAAAGAAGCTGCTGCCGCAAAAAATGCTACAGTTAGAATGTTAGCATCTAAACAAGTATTACAAGAACTTGCATTTACTTTAAAAGAAACTTCTGAACAATATGTTAAAAAATTTGGCAGAGATACTAAAGCATGGACTAAACAAGCAAAAGAAGAAGTAGCTTTACAAAGTGAAATAATTAGAAAAACAGTTATTGCTCTTAAAGATCAAATAAGAGGTGCAGCTAGAACTACTCAAGCAGGTAGAATAAAAGTTGCTAGATCAGAGGGTAAAGTTTTAGATATAGAAAAAATGGTAGACATTATTCAAAACTTTAGAGGAGACTCAACAACAATAGCAAACTTAATTAAAGATGCACCATTAGAAGAAGTAATTAATTCTGTTGCTAAAACAAGATACCAAAGAACAATAGAAGCATTTAACTCACTTTATATTAACTCATTATTGTCTGGTGTGTTTACACAAGCTATCAACATGAAGTCTGGTATTTATGAAGCATTGATTAGACCATTGGAACAAATTGGTGGTGGTCTTGCAAGAGCAGATGTTAGATCAATAAGATTGGGTTTTGCTCAATATCAAGGAATGATGATGAGTTTTGGAGATACTATAAAAGCTACAGGACTAGCTTTAAAACAAGGTGATGCAATACTTGATCCTCTTGCTAGAACTCAAGATAACTTAGAAATTGTAGGTGGTAAAGCAGTAAGACCTATTAGTGGTGCTAATTTAGGTTTTGATGGAGCTGCTGGAACTGCAATAGATTGGATAGGTAATGTTATAGAATTACCATCAAGACTATTGATGACAGGAGATGAGCTTTTAAAACAAATGAATTATAGAGGTAGATTGTTTACTAATGCTTTAGATAATACTATGGAAAGAGGTTTATCAATAAGTTCTAAAGAAGGTAAAGAAAATATTAAAAGAATTTTTGATGAAGGTTTTGATAAAAATGGATCAGCAAATACAAAAGATAACAGTATTAATACAAAAACTTTAGACTATGCAAGAGAAGCAACTTATACAAATTCTTTAAAAGGTGGTTCTTATTTAGATTGGGGAGCCAAAATACAAACATTTTTAAATAATTCACCTGAATTTAGATTTATGGCTCCCTTTATAAGAACACCTACAAACCTTTGGAGACATTTTGGAAATCGTATTCCTGGATTTGGTTTACTTACAAAACAAAATAGAAATTTATGGAATAGTGGAGATAGAAGAGCAAGAGCTGAAGTTATAGGTAGACAATTTATGGGTATGGCTTATGCAGGTTATGGATTACATTTAGCAACAGAAGATATTGCAGATAAAGATGGTAAATTATATCCTAAAATAACAGGTAATGGACCATCTAATTTTCAAATAAAAAAAACATGGTTATCTCTTGGTTGGCAACCTTATTCTATTGCACAAAAAAATGAAGATGGAAGTATAACTTACAAACAATATAATAGAATGGATCCTCGTTTTTATATATTTGGAATTATTGCAGATTTAAAAGAAAATTTAATTAATATTAATGATGAACAAAAAGAAGATTTATTTAGTTCAGCAGCTTTAACTGTATTTAGAAACGCATCTAATAAAACTTATTTAAGAGGTTTATCTGATGCTATGGATCTTATTTCTAATCCTACCGAAAATAGTTTTTCTAAATTCTTTGGTGGAGTAGTGGGAAATGCTATACCTTATGCTTCTTTAAGAAATCAAGGTATACCAGGAATATTAGATCCAGAAACAGAAGCATGGGAAACAAGGGGATTCTTAGATAGAATTATAGCAAGGTCTGGATTAGGTGAAAAATATTTAGAACCTAGAAGAGATATATTAACAGGTGAACCTATAGAAAAAACACCAAGTAGTTTATATTTAAACCCAGATGGTGTAGCATCATTTTCTTTTTGGTTTCAAGGACCTAGCTTAGTAGGTAGAAAAATAGATGTTAAAGATAACCCAGTTGCATTTGAGATTGCTAGACTTAGAGTTCCTCTTGGAGAACCACAAAAAATAAAATATAAGACAGTAGATTTAACTGAATATAAAAAAGGTGATCAATCTGCTTATGATTATATGATGGAAAATATAGGTAAAGTTAAAATAGAAGGTAAGACTTTAACAGAATATTTGCAAGACACTTTTGATTCAAGTGATTATCAAAGTTTGCAAGAGGGTGATGTTGATTTTGATGGTGGTAAAGAAATATATATTAAAAAAATATTTAAAGGTTTTAAAGATATGGCTTATTATCAAATGCTTCAAGAATATCCTGAAGTTAAGGATGCAATAGAAGCTGCTCAAATTAAAAAATATGGCTTATTAAAAAGAAAAAAAGGAGATGAAACAGAAGAAATAAATGTACTATTACCACAATAATATGGTATTGCTAATTGTAACATTTAATAATATAGAGAATTAATATGACAGTATCTTCAACTACAGTAAAGAACTCCTACTCAGGTAATTCAAGCACAACAGCTTTTGCCTATGCTTTTAAGATTTTTGCGGACACAGATTTACAAGTAATCATCAGATCCTCTACAGGAACTGAGACAACCAAAACTCTAACCACGCACTACACAGTATCTGGTGCTGGAGATGCGTCAGGTGGTAATGTTACATTTACATCTGGGAATACTCCTGCAACTGGTGAAACAGTTGTTATTAGAAGAGGT